GCAACTGGAGCAACTGGAGCCCAAGGAGCAACTGGCATCAAATATTCAAACGCATCAGTATCTTTTTTTACTGACTTAAATGATACATGGGGATCTGGTATACCTGGTGCAGTACCCCCGTCATTTGATGTTGACATAACACAAGCATCTGGTACATTTGGATGGCCAGTATTACCGCATGGTGCCGGAGCATTCTATAATTTAACCGGACAATATATAAACTCAGTACCAACTGGAACTATAGGAGCTTCATATGGTGAATTTATGCCGGGAAATGGGGCCGGAGTAACTGGAGAAATATTAGCTGCTGCAGTTAATTACCAAAATAATAGTGGATTTAACTACAGGATTTATGTAGCAAACTATGGAGTCGCCTCGCCTTTTTCAACATTGCTTATTGGTACTACCCTAGCTGGTACATTCGGATCATTAGAAGTATCATTAGCTTCTGGAGCAGGTGTATTGCCTTTAGCACCTACAGATTATATTGGAATATATGTAGGAGATCCGAATGGTAGTCCTGATAATCTTCCACCAGAATTACTAGTAGAAGGAACTGTATATTTTTCATTATATTAATCATTCTTTTTATCATATATTTGATTCATTGGACATTTTATTTATTAGAAATTTTATTTATTAGACAATTTATTTATTAAAAATTTTATTTATTAGACAATTTATTTATTAAAAATTTTATCTAATTTAATTAATAGTAAAGATCGTAAATTATATATAATATATTTATTTGTAATATAATATATATATAATGTCATCAATGCGACATAAAATTGTATTAAAATCATATGGTCTAGGGCATAGTATGCATGGCATAAAAACTTTGGTTCATACATCCCAACCATATATTGATGGGAATGGAAATATAGATATGTCAAATAATTCCTTACTTGTAAAAAATATAGAAGCAGGTGTAGCCCAATTTACAACAAATCAACAAACTGGTGTAATTAATACATACTCTGATTCATCATATAATTCGGTATCATGTATTAATTTTAAACACAACCTATCTACTTCAGCAAATAACCGTAAATATTGCTCTTTTCAACCTACTAGTAATAATTATATAGCTGGTTCCATAACCGGAAATGGTGGACAAATATCATATAACACTACGAGTGATTCGAGGTTAACAAATATACTTAATACCTCTGGTAAATATTATGTAAATAGTCAATATAATTCTTGGTTAGATTCAGTTAAATCATTAACCCCTTGTGTTTATAGATATACTGATACTATAAATGATCAAGTTGGTAGCGGAGGACATAGATTTCCCTATGTCATGGATGATGGAGTCACCGAAAATTATGTAGATTACCAAGGATTTCTAGCAAATCAGGTTAACCTGGTTTATCCACCAGCTGTAACTGGTATTAGTGGTGAAACGATAAATGTAAATGGCATTGACGAACCAATTTATCAACAGTTAGATATGATAAAATTAATACCAATGATGGTAGGTGCGATTAAGGAATTAAGTAACACTGTTACAGGATTAACATCTGAAATTAGTAATTTAACCTTACTTTCTATACTAAATCCAATGTGGGGTGACTGGACAGTTCTTAAATATAGCGATAGTATTATGGTTTTTACTACAACAGATACAACTAAAGGAATACAAACATATAATAATACTTATCGTAACTTACAATATAAATCGTGGGGTATTCAATCAAGTGATAACAATTTATCACTTCAAGATAAACAGTCTTATCTATCATATTTATTATCCAAATCTGTTTTCAAGTGGCCTCAGGTAACTGATATTAGGTTTATATACAATATTAGTTCTGATTGGAACTCAACCGTATTTAAAGACGAATTTTCATATAACTATTATATAGCAACTAGTACTAGTCCAAATGTATTTATTGACGCAAGTGTTAATATTACTACAGATATATCAAATTCAGTAGCAATTATCTATGACTTAAATTATGAGTCAACTTATAATGAATTTGTAATTTATAGTACCTTAAGTACAACTGGATTTACATTTTCTACATTCGGAGTATCAGATAACATAAATGTATGGAAAAGCACATTCACGAATGAAACTAATTCACTCAACACATTTTATACTAGCATACAACCAAATTTAACAAGTACATATTGGGGAATTAATCAATATAACACAACAATTTCAAATAAAAAAACATATGTGTATGATCAAATAAATAATAATAAACTGATAAATCTTCCATCATTTATTCTTCCAGCGGATAATCAATTTATATATGATTATACATATACTGGTACTACTTATAATTACTCATATTATACAGTAAGTAATAGTAGCATTATCGATAGTTCATTTAATGCTACGGATCCATCGGGTTCTATTTGTTTATTTTATGATACATTAAGTATATAATATTTAAGAATATGTATATAACAACATGAAACAACTATATAAAATAAAATGTATCGGTGTAATATATAGTAATAATAAACATAATGAGTAATTCACAATATTATGATCAATCGACATTTAGTAAAATACTAAAAGGTAATCATATAGTTAAAAGAATATCTGATGGTGAAGATATCTCTTACAGTACTAGTAGTATTATATATATGTATGATCCAGATTGGACCCCGTTATTAGATAAGAATGACCCCTATTGGATCATACCAACCAACAATATGGATGAACGATTGTTAAAAAACCGAATCATGTCTATTTCTGGAGAGATAATAACCACAGCCACTGGAAAGAATGTAGATGTATCGTTAAATTTGTACGATATAAACGGGAATTATGCCGTTCAAGAGATTAGTAAAGATATATCAGGTGTTCCTTTTATTGGTAATTATTCTATACAATATATTCATGATACATCTATGAGTGTCCTAGATTTATTCACCTATAAACCGATCGGTTATACATCTACAACGACAAATATTACGCCTAACATAACTTATCAACTTACATACAATGATTTTCTAAAAGCATATATGAGTATTCCACCCTCTGATTTTTTAAAGATATCATATGATGATGCTATCGGTAACTGGTATATATCCGATCCACTATCCGATCCACTTGTAATAGTTTCAGAGCCGACTACAGTATATGGTTATACTAGATTATCTGAATATACATATCCAACTAGTAATGTAAATAATATATTTACAAATAGAAGTTATTATGATAACGACCTCGATGTCATGATTATAAATGATATAACCAGTAAAATAAGTATTCCGTAAAAATGTTATAATAAAATAGTATTACAAAAACAAGTCAAGACAAAACAAGTCAAGACAAAACAAATCAAGACAAAACAAATCAAGACAAAACAATATAAAATAATTACTGTATATTTTATATACACCGTATATGAAATTAGAATATACAACAGATATTTGTGGAAATGATATATTACAAGATGACAGTGGTCTTCATCAAGTTATGATGGAGTGGGAAAAACCATATATGGAAAAATGTATTGAATATTTGAAACCATCCGGTTCGGTTTTAGAAATAGGCTTTGGTCTAGGTTATTCAGCTGAAAAGCTTTGTTCATATCAAGATGTCACTGAATATACTGTTATAGAATGTTGTCCGATAGTATGGTCAAGGTTTCAATTATTTAAAGAACAAATGAAACCTATCCGACCTGAATTAAAAATGAATCTAGTAAAGGGACGATGGGAGGATGTATTAGGTGAATGCGGTATATACGATAGTTTGTTTTTCGACGATTATAACGGAAGTATAAGTAAAGAAGCAACTAATCGGTTCAACAAGTTTTTATATCAAATCATGGTAGACCATCACACAATAGTAGGTAGTAAAATATGTTGTTATTCCACTGGTAATACTGAGTTTAATATATCTAGTATTAAGCAGGAGTTATATGAATATGAAATAGATATACCATCATACTGTAATTATGCAAAGGGAAACAAAATGTACATACCAATTCTTACACAAATCAAATCATGTGATAATACTGAAACAATATACGAATTAAAAGACAAGCTCCTCAACACGATTAGCCCAATACAACAAAAGTTTAATGAGCAGGTAGTAAAAGCAAAGGCATATTATGACAAACCAAAAACGATATACTGCAATCTCATGGTCATAGACAATTTTTACACAAATGCCCAGGCTACTCGTGATTACATGTTGACCCAAGAATTCAAGGTAAGGGGAAACTATCCAGGACAAAGAACTATATCATTTGCGAATGAACATTTAAAGGAGATGATTCAAGGATATATTCAACATTTTGCTGGAAAAATTGTTAATTGGCCGATGCCTTTGTCGGCTGATAATGATGATCAAACAAATGCCGAAATATACAATGGAGCATTTCAATACACAACTAGTCGTGACCGTACATGGATACACAATGATGGATGGAATAATTGGGCTGTTGTTCTTTATTTGACACCTAAGGCACCTGTCAATTCGGGGACAGGCATATTCCGCTTTAAAGACGGAACACGAAACGATGAAGAAGCAGAAGCACGGGGTAATAAGAAAATATTGGACGAATGTAGCCAAGATTATACAAAATGGGAATTGGTGGATCGGGTGGGCAATTTATTTAATCGCCTGGTTCTTTTCAATTCAAATCAATATCATGCCAGTCTAGATTATTTTGGAACTAATAAAGAGAATGGTCGCCTATTTCAAGTATTTTTCTTCTCGACAGAGAGATAATGCGAAAATATACATATGTATATGTATATGTGTATATGATCTGAAATGAAATAATTATAATTTATATTATTAATTGTAATTATTATTTATTGGGGTGAGTATTTTATTTTTGTAATACAAAGATAGATATACCATTGTGCCAATCATTAATGGACTTCTGAATACCAGGGTTATATTCAGTGAATATTTCTTTTTTGTATTTAATTTTTAAATTGTTGTTTAGAATAGACGTGATAGTTCCTTCTCTAACTGGCGGATGATTCCAGTCGTCTACTAAATATATAAATTCGTGTTCTAGGCATGGTAAATAATAATGTAAAGCGTTGTAGTGACTATTTTCAGTGTGATTTCCATCGTACATATATATATTAAATGTGCCGATATCATTTACATTGACAGTCCAACAATCACTCTCAATAAAAACGGCATCGTTAATCCCTTTATACATGTTAAAATTTTGTAAGAATTCTTCTTTGGGGCCATCAAATTCGCACCAATTATCTATACAAACACATTTCATATTATTATTACACATAGCAGAACAGATTGATGATCATTTCCAAGTACCTATTTCTAAGTATCTAGAATTTTTCATAGAACAAATATTATTATAAAAATGTCTAGTTTTTTTACCAGACATACCATCCATTGATAATATATGATCAGTAATATTAGATTCATACTGATCAGTTTTTACAAGCGAGTTTGTTATATTTTCAATTAAAATTTGTACATTACTCTTTATATAAAAATTAGCCAAGTAAGTATCATAATTTGGTGGTAAATTATCATTGTCTTCAATGGATATATTTATTATGCTAGTAGGTCGATCAAACAAGTCTTTTCCATAGTATATTCGCTGTTCTATTAGTTTTTCATCGGTAAATTCGACTTTATTGAACTCTTGATGCGTAAAATTTTCAAGTTTATTTTTAATAAATTTCTCATTCCCAAAATAACTTAAATGCCAACCAGCGTTTTTAATAATCGGACAATTATAAAATCGTATCTTATCACAGCCAATATTGAGTTCATTATATTTTTCAAAAGTAAGTATTTTTGAATGATGCCATTGATGATCCATCTTAGAATTTAAATTATAGTAATATAACTCCATTTCAAGAATATTGACATCTACTATAATATCGTTACTTTTAATTTGTCCTAGTATTTTAGGATTTGGTATTTCATCCAAGTCAGTAATAGTAATAACATCATTATTTTGTAAAGATAACTGGTTTATTCCTCTTGAAATACAATCTCTTTGAAACCTTTCATTAATCCATTGTTCATCTTTTTCAATATTTATGTTGGGATATTTATGTGGAAAATCATCTACAATTACATGTATGATTTTATGATTAAATTTCTCAAATATCTGTTTGTTTTCTTGATAGAATAATGGTTTTTCTTTACCTACATGCGTATGTGTGGCTTCTACTAATACAAAATAGTCAACCACATCATTCAATATATTCAGTCGATATGTAAGCATATCTAATTCGTTGTAAAAAGTAAAACAGTCTACTATTTTTGGTTTATTAATTTTATTTAAAATAGTTAACCCATTATTATTAGTAAATCGTTCATGTAAACCCCAATCACTATTATTCTTTAAAAAATCATCTATAGCAGGCCATAATCCCATTTTAACATCATCAACTGACATTGAAGAAGCAATAGATAATTCGTTAATTTCTTCTTCTGATAAATTTGCTCTTATAGCTTCACTGGTAAATTCATCAATTGTAGTATCATGCATAATAATATATTTATTAGTTAATTTACTAAATTTTGCTAATTCCTTTTTGAGATGACCTCCAACATGCCATGTATCAATGAATGTTAAATCTACATTCTCTTTTAAAGTTATATCAAGGTCACTTACCCATTCATATGAAACATTTAAATGAGGAATGTTTTTTGTACATTCAAGGAATTTACTAATATCACATTTTTCAATATCATTCAATATCATTCTTTTGTTATCACTATTATTATATATTAAACCATGTACTAATGCCCAGGATGATACAGAACTACGCACTCCACATTCTAATATAGAATTACATTTGGACGCATATTTATATAAAGTAGGTAAGTGCTCGTAAATATCAACCGGATTCAAATAATAATCAAACGGGTTCTTGTTTAAACACAATGTATCGTATATTTTTTTAATCATTTGTTTGGAGTCATTATCGTATCTCGTATTAATAAAGCACCAATCAGCATCTGGACCATTATTACAGAATTTTTCATCATATACTCGCCATCCATTTTCAATTAAAAAATCCTTTGTTTGATCGCATAGAGGTGCTCCCTGATTGTATTTAGTATGTTGTAATTCTACAACAAGATATTTGGCATAATTAATAACATTCATAGAACCTTTTAATATATCTAATTCTGCCCTTTGAACATCTATTTTAATTAAATCAGGCATAGGAATATTTTTATTCTTTACAACAGTTTCTAACCTCATTCCTATTTTATGTTTAATGTGATTTTCAGTAAAAATAGTATGTGAATCCATATGCCCAATTTCCTTATAATAAGAGTTTCCTCCACATAATTCATCGTTTTGATAAAAACTAATTCTTTTATAATCTTCATCACATAACACCCCTATATTATATTTATAATTAGTATTATATTGTTTGTTATATTCGTCATAAAACTGTTTCATTTCTGTCATACCATCAAACACATAAATATCACTATTTTTCCATAGTTTCGCGGCATTTTGCGTCCAGTGTAGTAAATTGGAGCCGATGTCATATATAATCATATTATTTGGATGAAATTCTTTACTTAATTTTTCTAGATAGTTTATATGTTCATTTGGAATATTATTTCGAACATGCGCATCTTGTAAGATTTTCAATACATATTTATTATGATCTAGTGTACCCAATTTATTATTGTAACATTCAATAATAACGTCAATATTAAAAAAATCATCATGGTTAATTTGTGTAAGGTTATGATATTTATTAACAAATTCCTCATCTAATTTATAATTCGTTTCTGATAATATGTTGAAACCAGCTTCTAATAATCTATCACAGCGAATATGTTCAAAGATAGTTGAGTGTATTTCGTAAAATCCATGAATGTTTAAAATTATTTTACATTTTGCTAATTCCTTATCTCTATCCTCACCCCAACCTTGAATAATATTTACAGTAAAATTATTTTCCTTTAAAAAATTTATTATGTTTAATCTTCTATGCGTCACCGTAAACGAACCCGTATTTAATATCCCAAAATCGTATTCCTTTTCGGTATTTTTGTTCAAATGTAACAACATATTAAGTTCGCTTTCGCTACATTTATATGGTAAATATATATTGTATTCGCTCTTAATTCCAGTTTCTTCTAATATTTTTAAATTGCTTCTGCTATAATCATAATATTCAAAATGGGGGTATGTTTTAAATATATTAATTACATCTTCTATTCTACATGGAATGTTTAATGGTTCTGTATTCAAGTAACCAAATCTACTGAGTGGTAATTCGTTCAGTATTGACATATCAAAAACTTTGAATATAAATGTCACCTTTTCAGGATACGACGACAATATTTTTTCTCTATCGCTTGTCAAATAAATATGATATTTTGGATAAATGTGGTTTAAATTGTCAATATATTGTTGGATCATTTTTTTTTCAAAGTGGGGTGTACAATAAAACGCCCAAGTGGGCTTGTTATATAACATCAATACATTTAACCATTCATTTGCTCTGTTTTTCCACGAACAAGAATGAGCATATTCTTTTCCGCGCTGTTTGAGTAGTTCCTTTTTTTCAGTTGTTATATTTAATAATGTTTCTATTTCCGCACCCGATTTTACAGGTATTCCATAATCACCGATTGTATCATTTAATCCGGCAATAGGATAGTATAAACAAACAACTTGGTTCATTAACATTTCTAGAGCGGTAATACAGCTAGTTTCAGGAAAAGTATTAGTGTACAACCAATATTCTGATTGTGCCATTAATTCGTATAATTCGACTGTATTTAACTTACCATGATGGGTAATGCTATCGTATTGGTTAATAATATCTAACATCTTATAATCCGATGTGTCTTTTGGAAAATCACCATATGAGCATATTTCTAATGTAGCTGATGGTATTTTATTTGTAATTTCTCTCCACATGCTTAATAATAATTGTAATCCCCTTTCACTTCTGGAAGTCCATATGAACTTGTTGGCAATTTTTCGTTTGTTTATATACGACTCGCTGTTGAATGCTGTCAGTTCCAATCCATTATTTATTGTTTCGATTTTATTTGACTTTAAACAAGGATATAAATTTAGTATGTTAGATTTATGCCATGGTGTCAAAGTAATGACTTTGTCAATACTATCCATATATGTTTCTAATACTGGCTCCGCACTATCGCCATTATTCAATATATGTGTATCATGTAGCGATAATATCAATTTAAAACATTTAAGGTTATTAAAGTCCGTAATAAAATTAATATTCCTCGACATGATTATCGTATGAAACTCAGTCGCATCCAATATAGATTGTAGTTTATTCTGATGAATATATGTAACATTGCCGAATGCTCCATCTTCCACATCACCACTAATAATCACTTCATAATCATTGGGCAGTAATTGAACTAGCTCACGAGATAAATACCCAACTGCCTTTTCGGATCCGCCTAATGCCTTTGAGTCTAGATGTGATTCATTCCATAGATGTGTCATCCATCCGGTATAAATCAATACTTTTTTAGAATAAGCATACCTTATATCTTTATCTATCTTTTTTACATTCATACTATTATGAATGGTGGTGTATACATTCAAGGAGTGTTCTTTAATGACACCCTTCACTATTTTCCAGGCATTTTCTCTCTTGTCCTTTGAAATATTTTCATCTTGTATGTAGTCGGAAAGGAAATCAATCAAACTGGTTGTATCCTCGTCTTGGTTAAAATGAGAAATATAGAATTGTAGATTATGTATTGTATTAGCAGGATTAGGTCTATTGTTTAATAACAAGTATTTACAGGCTTCATATGCAGATTTATGCTCACCACAATAACACCCCGATACAGAAGCATAATAATGAATGTCGTGGTATTTAGAATAGTCCAAAAATATCTTATCCTTGGCGTCTCCTAATTTCAAATGCTTAAACTTATTGTATAGTGACGAGACCATAAAATGAGACCCTTTATTATAATAATACTCCATTATTTTAGCGATACCCTCCAATCTTTCATTGTCATATGTATAGGCCTTTGACCAACTGTCGATAGCATCTGAATATTTATTTAAAATATGATAACAATCACCTGCTTTAATACAAGAACAATATTTATATTGCGGAGAGAAATCCAATTTTAATGTGTTTTCATACCATTCAATTGCCTTTTCAAATTTCCCAGCATCATGATAACTTTGCGCACAATAATAGGAGTATCTGTTTTTTAGTACAATATCATTGACCTCGTCACGATAACCATTTTCTAAAGTAATAGCATCGTCCAAGTATTTATTCGGATTGTTATTTCTGCTACCTAACCGTCTAGATTCAATATGAAAATTACCCAATAGATATTCATCTGACTTTATTGGATCAATATTTACCAAGTATTCGTGTAAAACCCCAACATATTTCCATTTCATTCTATTTGAAACTAATACTGATCGATGATAAGAAGTAGGGCTTTCAAATGGAAGCCGATACATGTCTTTATTAAATACCATCGTCTCGGGTATAGGTATATTTCCGTGTATCATATCGTCAGCATCAAATATAAATAAGTAATCGGATTTATTAAACGCATGTTCAATTGCCTTTGTGCGGTTATGTCCGAAATCGTTCCACTCGTCTTGAAACATTTCGCCAGGAATTCCTCGCTCTTTAAAAAAATCTTGAATAATGTCTATAGTATTGTCGGTGGATCCTGTATCAGATATTACCCAATAGTCTATTTTAATATTTTCAAATATGTTTTTCAAGGTGGATGCTATTATGTGTGATTCATTCTTGACAATCATGTTCAAACAAATTGTTTTATCAGGACTTATCATTATTTGATGATATGTTTAATTGAATGGATATATATTTAAATTATTAAATATCAGATATATTATAAAATAAAGATTTCATATATATATAATATAATATATCATCTACTATATTATATTATATATATATGAAATCTTGTGATATAACATAGAACATACAGTTATTATTTCGGAATAATAAATGTATGTCGGAAAAAATCACATACATTTATCGTGACATTTAATATATTATATAATATATTCTTTAATTAATTATATAATTTAGAAGTTTGGTGGTATAGAATAGTAGGGTTATTTGGATTATTATTTATTATGTGTTATATATATATTAACACATGTCATTTACTAGATTTCACGACGATCCATGTAGAATAAAAAAACAGTTACAAGAAAGCACCGGACCGGGTAGATATATGATAAATAAGCCTGGTTGGGGCGAAAATCCGTGTTTTATGGATGATCCGTTTGTTAGAATGAGTGAATGGGGTGCCAACTTACGTACCAATACAATAAATTTAGAAAGTGATTTAATGGGGCTAACACGACCATTGACCAAAGATTGTGACAGTAATAATTTTATGAAGCATGAGGTGAAAAGCGAAGCAATAAAATATTCATCATGTAATCCATTTACCGAACAATCACGTGTGACAAATCCGGCGTGGTGGTATAGAGATTTAGAACAAGTAAACTGGTCGATATTACCATTAAATCCACAAGAAAACACATGTATTCCATTTCAAAACAATTTGGATACACGAATTTTAGAAAAAGACAACTTCATAGCAAAGGTACCCTGTATTTCCAAATATAACGGCAGTGTCATGCCATCTAACAAACTGTAACTAAGTAACTAAGTAACTAAGTAACTAAAGTAAAATAATATTAGCAATATGATGATTAGCGGATAAAATAATTATGTAACATTATATTACAATATAGAGTATTTAACCAGAATTATGTGATATAATTATATTATAAAAAATATATCACATATATATAAATGGAGTTAGCTGTTCCACTAATAGCATTAGGAGGACTATATGTAGCATCAAATCAAGATAATAAAAAGGAAGGTTATGAAAGTATGGGGAAAAAAACAAATTCATTACCGAATAATGACCCCCCGCCGATTAATTATCCAAAACTGTCACCTGTACAAAATACAAATCCTAATAGATATCGTGATCCAAATACAGTGACTGATCGTTATTTCAAGCCATCTATATATCAAGAATATAGGAACGGTCCGGATCAGTTCGGCAACATGTCGAAAACAAATGAATTTACTAGTTTAACTGGTAATAATGTAAGCAAGACTGAATTTAAACACAACAATATGGCGCCGTTTTTCGGATCAAAGGTGTTAGGCAGTGCCCAAGACCCGAATATATCAGAGACTGTACTTGATAATATGATTGGGTCTGGAAGTCAGCAAATACGAAAACAAGAACAAGCCCCACTATTCAAACCTCAAAAGGAAATGAGATATGCCCACGGTGCTCCAAATCAAACTGATTTTTATCAGTCTCGTGTAGTACCTGGGTCTAAAATGTCTAATGTGAAGATGTGGGACGAACAAAGAGTTGGCCCAGCTTTAGATGCCGGATATGGTACAGCTGGTGAGCTGGGATATAATTCTGGTATGGCGGCCCGCGATAAATGGGTAGACCGAAATGTGGATCAATTACGTGTATCTACTAATCCCAAGTTAACATTTGGTCTTGAAAATCACGAAGGTCCTGCGAACTATTTCATTAAAGCAGCTGCTTCACAAGAAACACAAGGTAAAGTAGAGAAATACTTACCGGACACCTATTTTGTGAATACGCCTGATAGATGGTTGACGACAACCGGTTTAGAAAAGGGTCAGACATCGCGAGCAATACAGGTGGATAAGGATGTTAATCGTGCTACTACTTCTAAACCATATTATGGTGGAGATTCAAACCCGGGTGGTACCCAAATGTATACCCCTGGAGAACATCAACAACCCAAACGTCCACAATTAGAATCAAACCCATTATTAAATGCCAATGCAAAGGGATGTGGTATTGCTACAGCAGCAGATTATGGTAGAGATGGTTATAAAAGTCTACCAAATAATCGTGCGACAGTAAAGGCTCCCGAAATGGGTAGTATTCACGGGTTTATGCGAGCAGCAGTAGCCCCTTTATTAGATATATTAAGGCCATCGAGAAAAGAAAATATCATAGGTAACCCTAATCCGAGTGGAAATGTTCAATCATATGTTCAAGCACCACCCGTATATAACCCAGCAGATCGTACACCAACTACAATTAGAGAAACAACCGAGGGCAAACTAGACAATAATCATTTGAATGTTCAAGGACAAACTGATGGTGCTTATGTAGTAAGTCAGCAACAGGCATTTGATCAACAACGCGATTCAACCAATAGTGAATATTATGGTGACGGTGGAATGAACAGTGGAGTGGCATTATATAATGCCGCATATAATCAACGAAATAATGTTAACAAAACCCAAGTGAATCGTCCAAACCAAGGTGGTATGTCCATGTTGAATCATGAACAACATATGAAAATAGACAAAGCAGATGCTGATAGAAATAATAACAGAATGTGGGTTCGTAATGGAAATGGAGGTATAAATAACAGCATTCCTTCAGTTGAAACATATGGAAAAATAAGTGTACCTCAATATTACGACAACTGCCAAAACTGCGACCGTATAAACCCCGACATATTAACCGCATTCAAAGAAAATCCGTATACTAAAAGTTTACACAGTTATTAATATAGATTGATACATCATATGTAAAAACGCGAGGATTTAATTACATACAATACTTAAGTATTTAATTAAATATAATATAAAAATACAAATATGTTAATATGTACGAAAATGAAAATAGTCGAGGTTGATGAAATAACAGATGTAACCGAAAATACCGACAAGAATACGCTGGACAATTCAGTATGTATAGTTAATTTGAATGATAGTCCACAGGTATATACGGTAGAAAATATGATAACACCTGAAGAATGTGAACATATGATTAATATATCTAAGGATAAAATGACAGCAAGTTTAGTAAGTGACGATAAACAAGGGACTATTTCATCTGGTAGATCCAGTCATAATGCCTGGATACAACATAATTATGATGACATTACATTACGAATCGGAGAGAAATTAGCGAAGATTGTAAATATGCCATTAGAAAACGCAGAGGCGTTCCAAGTGATTTATTATGGAGAAAATTGCGAATATCGTAATCATTTTGATAGTTGGGACCATAATGATTCGACTAAGACACTTCGTTGTATGAAATATGGAGGTGCTAGATTAAAAACAGCGTTGGTATATTTAAATGATGTGGAGGAGGGAGGATCTACTAGACTGAATAAATTGAATATAGATGTAAAGGCTAAAAAAGGAAAACTACTTGTGTTTGAAAATACGTATTCAGGAACAAATATTAAACATCCGTTATCCGAACACGCTGGTATGCCTGTTATAACAGGAGAGAAATACGCATTTAATTTGTGGTTTAAAGAATGTAATTCAAAAAAGCTGTATTCTGAATTTAACCCGGATTACTACAATAAGAATGATAATAATACACAATCCACACAATCCACACAATCAACACAATCAACACAATCAACACAATCAACCCAATCAACACAATCAACCCAATCAACACAATCAACACAATCAACACAATCAACACAATCAACCCAATCAACACAATCCATAGAATCCACACAATCCACCCAATCCACCGAATCCACAGAATCAACACAAACAAATAACATAAAAATGTCTATTGAAGAAAATAACAATGGTTTGGTGAATACATCAGTTACATTGGATAACAAATCACCCGATAATATATCGTCATATAAGTATAATAACATACTAAAAATACCACATTATTTCACGAAAGAGTCTATAGAAAAAAATATATATACCTCCAAGCTTTTTATATTTAAATCCGAGTGCGAAAGAATAATGTCCCAATGCCACTTCACACCATCAATTTCACAAAAATATACAAACTGTTGGGTAAATAAGGAGTCCTGCCAAGAATTAATACAAAAGATGGAAGATTCTATAGGGATAAAGTCCGAATTCTTTGAAAATCTGAATGTCTTTAAATACTTACCCAATCAAACTCATGGACCGTTTAGCGATTCCTATAATCTGGATTCTGATAATGGCAAGAAATATACCAAGGTACGCGGTCAAAGAATATTTACAATATCCATTCCATTAAATAATGCGATTGAGTATCATTTTCCAAAATTAAACAAGACAATACAATATTTACCCGGAACATGTTTATTATATGATAATATAGCGAGTAATAGTATTTGTTACACGGATCGTGATATGGAGCATATTGTAAAGAACACAAACGACACCGAATCGTATGTAGTGAATATATATATCCGAGAGAAAAATGCTTTGGGTAACACATTACTTTATATACCAGATAGTGTCAATAATATGGTTTCATTAGCACCGTCAGTAGTGACAAACAATCTACAAATTAACAGTGAAATTGTTTCAAATCAACCAGTAATAACTGAAGAATATATAAAAACATTTAACGAGGTATTAACCATGTTCGAAACAAATAGGATAACCCCATCTTGGCGTGGACATAATAGTTTTACTTATACATTCAAAGGTCAGTTTGAATATTTTATGAAATGTGTGTTAGAATATATACAAACAAGGATAACGACAACAATAAGCAATACAAATATATCAGTTAATGCCTTAAATATGGATCACTTTAATAAAAAATATATGTTTGATGAATTTAATCCTAGCATAGTAGATAACGCTATCAATCCGTCTACATTATTGATATTACAAGATTATTATAAGACAACAATCAAATCAGGTGTATTCTTATTAGGCGATAAACAATCAAATAGATTCAAGGCACATAACGAACCTATGTCTAGAATATTACATTATGAAATGTTGCCATTAATCGAACATATAGCGGGCAAGCCATTACAACCAACCTATACATATTTATCTTGTTATGTAGATGGATCAGATTTACCCCCACACACTGATCGGGCTGACTGCGAGTATACAGTTTCTTTTATCATAAATAAGCCGATGGATAAGAAATGGCCTATTTATTTTCATACAAAAAAACAACCAACCAAGCACCAGGGACGTGTTAATTTTACCCCACCAAAGAATGAATGTATAGAATGTGATTGTGGACCAGGTGGGTTTATGATGTTCAACGGTACAGATCATGTTCATTTTAGAGAAAGTCTCGAGGGTGAATTTTATCATATCGTATTGCTTCATTATAGAAGTATTTAATTACATATAACATGGGAGTATAAACATAAGAACATTACAAACAATATAGTGATTGTTAAAATCATTTAATATTTCTACTATTTTTAATATTTGTTTATTAAAAATAGTAACAGACAACCGTTTCATACCATTGTTTGATCAATTTACCAGAATATATCCAGTGTCATTATTTGTACCAGATATCATTAATTTAAATGTGTCAAATAATACAGGAATATCTACCGAGTTACTAATATTTATCGGATGTGTATAATTAGAACGATGATTAATTTCTATGAGAAACGGATTTTTATCCTTGTCTACAACATAATCCATACCTAATATACAATATTCATTACCAACAATGCAATCTATTTCTGGTCTAAATATTTCTTTTAGTTTACTGGAGTGATTTACGACTTTGGTAAAAATTTCATCATGTAAATTAATTTCAGTTGGTAGCAACCATTTTGTAGTAGGTGTTTGATGAATAATATTCATGTCTAGTATATTTTGTTTTGATTTTTCATCAGGATTATATATTTTAGATGACATTGATCCCCAAAATTCACGGTGAATATACATTTGTTTGTTGTACAATAAAAAGTAAACCCGCATTTTGTATCGTTTATTTTCAATTAAATCAGGATTACATATATTACGCTGTATAACATAGCTTTTATTATACTTATCCGGTTCATTTGTTATTTCGTTTCTGGTTAATATATGTACATTTTTAGCGCCCGAACCGGATCGTGATTTAACATATAATAATTCATCATCCGGTATATGATCTGCTTTGTTGATATCCGGGATATATTCTGGAACGAAGGACATATTATTTGTTCGTTGACAAAAACACAGCTTATCATCTAATGTGTTAGTTTTCTCCATAGGAGATATATAATATACTGTCATTTTTGAATACATATTGAGCCATGTATTAACAACTTTCATATCTGGGTCTCTATCGTTATACAATATTCCTATTTGTTGGTTATCATTTTTAAAGTCGTCATATAACAACTCACCTACTTTTTCAAAATTGTCTTTGCTTTTATCAGTATACATAATTATAGAGAATCCGGCTGCTTTTGCGAAATAAGACATTACTCTGTATTATAATATTAGCAAAATCTTTATATCCAGGAATAATACAATATTTATTTACAATTAAGTTATAATTAACATAATTTAATACAATCTATTATTAATATTATTGTATCATGAAATACCTGATATATAAATTATTTAGTGGAGTTGGGTTTTGCAACCAATTGTTTTCATTAGAAACTGCCATTTATATGGCCAATATTAGTAAGCGCAAATTAATATTATTAATACCACATCCTCTATGCCATTGCGGACATGCTTCATGGGATTATGGCTATTTTTTAAATTATTTTACAAGCGACTTTTTAACCTATTTACCTGAGGGGTTTGAAGTTCATTATAAAGTGACACCGTATTCAATAACTAGTATTATATCTAATAAAGATAAATGTAAGGAGATAAAATATCCATGTAGTTTTAACAATCTAGTATTTGTTGACAAAGAATTGGACATGGATGGAAATAAACAAGATATATCAGAATTTGTACATTATAGGCAAAAAACAACAACAATGTTTGATGAAAATCAAGAATCAGAATATTTATATATTACTCAATCATCTGCTAGTCGGTGTTTTTATAATTTTTACACTACGATTGAAAACTACATGTTAATGAAACACATATGCGAGTCTTTAAAAATAAACACATTTATTCAAGAATGTGCGAATAATATTTATGCTAGTTTATCGGACAATACAAATAAGAACTCGTTTGATATATTTTGTCATTTAAGATTTGGCGATAGACATAAAGATCTCGATTTCGTAAATAGATCGAATGATATTATATTGAAAAACATAAATGAATACATTGGTGGTCATCTTACAAACATGATCCGACCAACTGTGTATTGTATGGTTGATAATAAATCAAATACACGATTCATTGAAAATATGAAAAAGTACAAGGTTATTTATATAGATAACGAGTTGTCGAATGGTTATATAGATACTATTTTAAAGAATAATCCGATGATTAGTCGTGATTTTAAGAAATGTAAAAATTATGCAGTAGCTACTGCTTTAATAGAAGTATTATTATGTGTAAAAGGAAAGGAATTTGTAGGTACAACCACCAGTACTTTGTCACATTACATACAATATTTGAGATACAATGAAAATAAATCTCACGAAAATTACTGTAATATGTCCAATAAAAATGTTCAATATTGTCGTCTTCAGCCTATGATAAAAAGCAAATATCCGTGGATTAAATATAAATATAGCGGTGGGCACCCGGTTAGTTGGCATGCCTTTTGGTCGCCAGACTCATTATTTGGAAAACCCGAACAATTAACCCAAAATATATATACGATTGTCAATAAAACGGATGGATTCGGATCACAATTACATGCTTGTTTTTCTTTAATTGCCTATTGTGTATATAGCAATTCCCGATATGTACATACTCCGTTTACAATAATGCAACACAATGATACGAATAATCCGAACTTTCCTCAAATTATGAATGCGTTTATAAATATAGAATCAAAATATGATAGTATACATCAAATATCAAGCTATGAAAATTCACTCGTTAATGGAGTTCAAGAAGGATATTTCGTTCACGGAAGTCTTTCACCTGAATTTTTTTATAATGACAAGGCGTTAACCATTCTTCGTGAAATATATGATTCAAAATCAAAACCAGATATACCAAATTATGATAGATCCAAAAAAAATATTGTATTACATATGCGTCGTGGTGATGTAAATGCAATCAAATATCCATCACGATGGACATCCGACCAAGAATATATTGAGTTGCTTCGTAAAACGATAGAAAATATAGGGAACGATGCAAATGATAATATAGCAAATTATGATATTCATATATTATCCGAAGGAAAACCCGATTTATTCAAAGCAATTACAGATATTTATCCCGATATTAAACTACAGTTAAGTACAGATATTCAACAAACATTTCACATCATGGTAATAGCCGATGTATTAATCATGTCAAAAAGTTCGTTTTGTTATTCTGCTGGTTTGATTAATAAAAACAAAGTCGTCGCCAATAATTTGACTAGATGGTGGCATAAACCACTGAAAACTTGGAGTATTATTTAAATGAAATTATATATATTAGTGATAGCAATCAATATATAAGTCGTGATAATAATATTATTATAGGATATGGTATATGAAATTGCCAAATATTGAAAACAGCTAGCTACACATATTTGAAGAAGATGTATGGTTAGTGATATTAAACTACAAACAATTACTTATCCTTGGTTTTTCTAGTAGGAAATATAAATATTATTATACTGTATATGACTACAACAAAATCAAAAAAGAGTAAATCAAAAAAAAATACTCGTAAATATACGCAACGCGGAGGGGGCACATATTCAGAATTGAAACAAGCAATTCTGAATGGAAATGTGGATTTAGAACAAATTAACACAATGTTAAATGAAACTAAACTTACAACAGATGAGAGATATATGGCACTTATGTTTGCGATTATGAAAAATAATGTAGAACTTGTAAAAATATTATTACAAAAATATGATATTGATTTAGAGAGACCCAACAATGATGGATATCGTCCATTGCCGTT